GAGCTGACTGGATCGCGACTCCCACCGCGGCATCGAATGGCCGGCGGTGTAGGTCACGCCGTTGGCGTCGATGGCGGTGCCGGTCGCCGCGCGCACGAGGGTGCCCACTTGCCCCGTCAGCGCGTCCAGTTCCCCGAAGCGCCCCTGCCAGCGGAATCGGCTGACGGCGGTCAGGATGGGGGCGTTGGGGCGACGAACCGACCGTGCCGGGACCGGAGCAGAGCGCGGCATCAGTAGCCTCGGGTGTTGAGGAGGAGTCCGGTCGGCGTGCCGGTTGTAGCACTCAGTGCTACAGTAACGCCCGCCGTGTCGATCGCATCTTCAGGCGCGAGCAGCGGAAAGCTGCCAGAGGACAGCCACGCATTGCCGGCGGCGGTGCCGGTCTGCACGACGCCCGCCACGTAGCGCGTGATCGACTGCCGTGCGCTGTCGATGAGCAGCGCGTCGTTCGTCGCGAGCGTGCCCGTCAGCGTCAGCCGGTGCGTTTCGTCGCCCTGCGCGTTGCGCACGATCACGACGGGATCGACCACCGACGGGCTGGCGCCGTAGAGCCACAGCACGGGCGCCGACGGGACGTTCCCCACGGGCACCGCCGTGCGCGCCGTCGAGAGCGCCAGCGGCACCGCTTCCCGTTCGTAGCGCGTGGGGTCGGCCGCGGTGAACGTCAGCATCAGCATACACTCGGTATGCGTGAAGGCTTGATCGTAGAACACCACGTCGCAGCGGGTCAGCTCGACCCATGACTCCCGATCGGGCGCGTCGGCGGTGCGAAACAGGCGCAGCCCACGACAGGCACGGAACACGGTGTCGATCACCCCCGTGCGCGAGATCAGCGACGCGGCGGTGAGGTGCGCGCCCACGGTGATGGTGCGCGGGGCGACGGTGACGCTCGACCCCCACGTCGCCGGGGCGTTCGCGCTCGGGATCTGCGTCCGCACCGCGACCGACGGCGAGAGATACCCGTCGAGCGCCAGATACGTCTGGACGAGCGTATCGAGGGACCGATCGTTGAGAAAGATCATAGGTCGAACGTGACCCCGGTGAGGCGTGGCGTGATCGCGCCCAGTTCGAGGGTGAGCGACTCGGTCTGGTCGAAGCGGTAGTCGAGCTTGACGATACGCACGGTCGCATCCACGCCGAGGCGATCGGAGCGGAGGCGCACCCGCTGCCCGAGCGCGAGCGGCGCGGCGGCGTCCAGCAGGTGGTCGAGATCGACGCCGGTGACGGTGTAGCGCGTGCCCTGCGCGACGCCGGCCAGCACTTGCTGGGCGCGGTGCCACAACTGGTTGGAGCCGTACCCGTCCAGCGGCCCCATTGCCGGCGTGGCGCTGCCGACCCACAGCGACACCCACCGGATCGCTTGGAATCCGCGCGTAAAGAAATTGTCGTTCGCGATGAACACTTCGCCGGGGAAGATCCGCACCGCCAACGACGCATCGGCGCCGATCGCCGCCGACGCCGTAATCGTCTGGTGGACCGTGGACGCGATGGCGACGGGAACACTGCACACGGCCGTGGCGAGATCGGTGCCGGCGGTGAGGTTGCGGATGCGAACGCGCGGCGTCTGCGTGTTCGCGGTCCAGACGGGCACGGCGCCCCCTGGGGACCGCATCGTGACGCCGGCCGACACATTGACCGTCGCGGCGTCCGCACTGTACACGTACGCGACCGGCGCCGACTCCAGATACCACGTGCCCGCCGCGTTGTTTTCGAGCAGCCGGAGCAGAGGCGTGCTGGTGTCGCCCGGCAGGGACGCCGGCCGCTGCGTGCTTGAGGTCAGGTGCCCAATCGCCGATCCGTCGGCCACGTTGGACCCTAACGTCTGCGCGACCCCCAGCGGATTCATAAACGTGAACGACCCCTTCCCCGCGTTGTCGATCAGGACGACATCGTTCGCGATGTACGAGTTGAGGCCGATGGCGGCGATGTCGAAGAACTCGCCCCGGTAGAGCCGTTGCCCAACCGTGCCCCCGCGAAAGGTGATGGTGCCCGCCCCGGCGGTCAGCGCCCCGTCGGTGACGAGGGTCGTTTCGCTGGCGACCGTGTTCTGCGGATACCGCCCAACGCGCACGCTGGACGCCGTCCACCCGAACGGCGTCGTGTCGTTCGTCCACTCCGCGAACGACCCGTTGCGCGCGAGATTGGACCGCGCGTCCGTTACCGCGGTGGCGACCGAGGCCACCAGCCGCCCCCGCGATCCCGTCACGCCCGACGGCGAGGTCACCTCGACCAGCCCGCGCCCGTTCGTGTCGCGCGCGATGGTCACTTCGCTGCCCGCCGTGATCGTGCCCACGGACGCGACTTGCACCGCGCTATCGCTGGCGCGACTGTCGGCGATGATCGTGGCCGTACCGTCCGACTGCACCACATAGGCGCCAACGGCCTGCCCGTTCTCTTGGATCGGGTACGGCGCCAGCACGTTCGCATCGCGCAGCACCAGCCACGCGGGCGCGGTGCCGATGATGCTATTGACGACCCACCGCGTCGCGTCCATCGCGCGGCCCGTCGTGTCGAACGGCACCGCGACCGTGGCCGCGCGGACGGCGTCACGGGTCCGCTGGAGTCCGGCGACCTGCGCGCCAGACGACAGCATCGCCGTCTCGAGCGTATCGCCGGGGCTTCGAATCACGTCGATCGCGAAGCTCGTCAGGACCAGCCCCGTATACACCGGACGCAGCACGATGCTGTATCCCGTGGCCGACTCAATCGCGTCGAGGATGCCGCCGCGGGTCACGCGGTCGAGCGCCCCGATCGTGATCGGAATCCCGAACTCGTCGGTCCCGAGCGTGAGCCACGACAGCCCGTCGTCGGCCAGATTCGTCAGCACATAGGTCGACAGCACCGACGCTGGCGTCAGCGCCCCGGCGGTGAACCGGAAGATCGATCCCGTGCGCACGAACCCGCGCACCGCCAGTAGCTGCTTCAAGCTGCCCGCCGTGACCTGCACGACGCCCGCGTCGCCGTCCGCGTCGGTCACCTGCGTCACGAACCACCACTGCTCGCCCCGCGCCTGCGACAGCACGCGCAGACAGCGCCCGTCGGCCAGACTCGCGGCATCGGCCGCCTCTCGGCTGACCGTGCAGCGGAACGCCGGGGCCGTGCCTTGTGACTCCGAGCCGGTCGCGGCGATCCAGTTGGGCAGGGCGCCGAAACACACGGCGCCCGACTGGCACGAGGGCGCGGACCACACTTGGATAATCGCCATTAGAAGCTCGCCCCGATGCCACGTTCCGCGGCCAGCGACAGGCGCTCAGCTTCCAGCCCTCGGTCGGCGATGCTGGTGATGCCGCCGTCGGCCAGGCCGCGCGTGTTGGTGGCGATCTCGGCGAGGATGGTGGTCTGCATCTTCGCCTCGTTGAGGTGCGCCGTCGCGAGGTCAAGGTGCTGCACGTGATACGCGGCGAGCGCCGTCGTCTGCGCCACCACGCCGTCGAGCACATCGGACAGCGTCTTGGCGGGGACGGTGACGCCGCCGGTGGTGATCGAGGACGTGCCGCCGCCGACGGGCGTGCCGCCGCCGGTGCTGCCGGCCGGCGGCGTCAGGTTGTCGATACGGCTGATGATGTCCGTGATCAGGTCCAAGAACTGCGTGCCGGTCAGCCCGCCCAGTTCTTGATTGGTGACACCCCCGTTCTGCAAGCGCGTGAACAGGCTCGCGAGCCGGCCCCGACTGCCGCTGATGTCATTGGCGTCAAAGATGCCCTGCAAGACCGGGGAGAAGCGCCCGCCAAGGTTCGCGAGCGCCGCAATCTGCCCCGCTTCGCTCGTTTGGTTGACGCCGAATCCCGCCGTGACGGACTGCTTTTGCGACGCGAAGTCCGAGCCGAAGCCGCGGCTGCCCATGCCAAAGACGGCCTTATACAACTGCTTGAGCAACTCTGAGTCGAGCTGCCCCTTGTCGTTACGAATCGTGATGCCCAGCTCTTTTGCGAGCTTCTCGATGTCCGCCATCGAGGAGCCGCTTTCGCGCAGCATCCGCGCGAACTCGGCCTCGTCGACCTTGCTGCCTTTGTTAGACGACGCGGCGAACCGCCCGAGCGCGGTCGTGGCGTTCTCCAGCGCGTCGCCGGTCACCGTCAACGACAGGGATCCGAGTTCGTTGCGCAGACGCTCCAACTGCAACGAGTTCTCCTCGATCAGCCGCTTGCGTGCCCGATCGCCGCCCAAGATCTGCGTCGCCACGCTCGCGAGCGCCGCCACGACGCCGGTGCCGCCGCCCACCAGATCGCCCGCCGCCATCTTCGCGATGCCGGCGCCGATGTTGATCACGCCGGTAAGCGTGCGCGCCGCCGAATCATTGACGACGCCGAACGCGGATGCCAGATCCAGCCCCGCGCGGGCGCCGCCCACGATCTCGTCGGCAATGTCCCTGGCGCGGGTACTGGCCGTCTGCATGGGCGCCGGCAACGCCGTGATGCGCTGGCGCACCAGCTCCGCGTTGGCGGCCAGCGTCGCCATGTGCGCGTTGAACTCGGCCGCCTTCTCCGGTGGCAGTTGATCCCGCGCCGCCGTGCCGAGGTCGCGAATGGCGCCTTCGGTGAGGCCGATGAGCTGCTTCATCGGCGTGCCGAGCTTGGCGTCGAGCTTGGCGTTGATCGCGTCGGCGCTCTCACTGACGGCCTTGGTGTTCTCCTTGGCGCTCGCCACGATCTTGACCGTCGCCAGAGCGTGCTGCGTGCCGTGTTGCGTCGCCGCCTCACCGCTGCTGTCGAGCTTCTTTTCCATCGCGTCCAACTGCTTCACGAACTCGGGGAACGCCGCCGCCTGCTTGGCGCCCCATTCCTCGAGCGACTTGTTGCCGGTCAGCTTGCCGACGCCTTCGATGAGCGACCCGACCGCCGATCGTGCCAACTGGAACGAGCCGACGAACACGACGCCGGCGGCGTTGGCGACGCGGGCGATCGCGACGACGACCGGCGTCGCCAGTTCGATCAGCTTCACCAGCCCCTGCACGATGAAGATGCGAAGCGGCTGGATCGCCGCGCCGAACGCCACCTTGGCGTTGTCCATCTGGTTGCTCATCGCTTCGGTCTGGCCCGCGCCGCTCGCGATGCGCTCGTTGTAGCTGCCCTGCACGACGTTGCCCGCGTTCACGACGGCCGTGAGTTCGGCCATGCGCTTCTGCGTGTCGGTCATCTTGGCGACCGCCAGCCCGTTCGCGTCGGCGTACTCTTTCCAGAGCGCTGACGGGTTCTTGCCGAGCAGCTTGTCGAAGCCTTCGTCCTGCCCGCGCAGCCCTTGCTCCAGCGCGTCCATGCTCTCGGCCGCGGTGTAGCCGCTCGCGGCGCCCAAGTCGAGTGCGGCGGCCAGCAGTTCGTTCTTCTTTGTGGCGTCGCCCGCACGCGAGGCGTACTTCGCCACAGTCGTCGCGGCGTCGTTCGCCACCACGGAGCCGAGGTTAAACTCCTCGCGGGCGATCTTCGCGGTCTCTTTCAGGTCCGCGAGGCTGACGCCGGTCAGCTTGGACTGCGCCGCCATCTTGTTTTGCGACGACGCGAAGCGGTCGTAGGCGTCAATCGACCCCATGACGAAGTCGCCCACGGCCTCGACCGCCTTCGACAGCGCCGCGAACGCCGCCGTCGCCAGCGCGATCGTCTTGCCCCACGCAGGGATTTTGCCTGCGAAGCCGTCCATCGCGCCGCCGGCACTGTCCGCCGCCTTCGACACGAACTCCTGCCCGTCAATGACGACGGTGATCTTCTTCTCGGCCATTAGGCTGCGCCTCGCATCGTGGGGTCGGGGGGATACGCCGCCTTCTGCAACGCCTTATAGGCGCGGTCCACGCCCTTATCCGTACTCGCCGCCAAGCGCGCCGCCGACGCCGCCGCCAACTGCGCGCCCGCGTCGAGCGCCATCAGGCCGCCGTAGGTCGTCCACACCGTCGCCATCGGCGCGTACCCGTCCGCGGTCGGCCAGCGATCCGGCGCGAAGTACCACGCCGCCCCAAGCCGCGCCTCGCACGTGAGCGCCGCGAGCGCCAGCGACGGCCCCGTCGTCGCGTCCACGGGGTGCGCTAGCTTGCGGTGCGCCGCGATCAGCGCCGCTTCGGGGTCGTGGCTCTCGTCGATCTCGTGCCCTGGGACCGCCAAGATCCGGTCCAGCGTCCGCGCCAACAGCCCCACCGGCAGCCGCCGCACGCGCGCGACCGGATCGCCCCACCAGCGCCGTGACCCCAGCGCAGCCCGCAACAGTTCCGTGAGCGCCGCGTCGGCGGTCTCAATAACGCGGAGCGCCGGCAGCACCCGCAACAGCAGCGCCGCCGACACCGGACGCACGAGGACCGTGCGCCCACCGACGACAAGCGGCCACGACGCCGTGGCTGCCGTGACCGCTCGTGCCGTGAAGGCCATGTCAGTCGAACAGGACAGTGACCGCGTTGCTACCCGTGCCGCGGAAGGTCAGCTCGTACATCGCGACCGCGTCGTCGTTCGCCGGCTTGGCGCTCACGAGCTGCGCGTTGTTGAGCGTCACCGTGTAGCGGTTGAAGCTCGCGGTGCCGAAGCGCGCCGACACCGTGATCGCCGTGGCCGCTTCGCGCAGCGCATCCGGTGCGATGCCGCCCGTCGTGTGGAACGGGGACGCCACCAGCGCGGTCTGCTCGACCATCAGCGTCATTTCCGGCGCCATCGCGCCCGGGACGAATCCCTCGTGTCCGCCGGCCGTCGTGATGCGGGCGCGGGCGTTGCCGAGGTTGCGGTTCAGCTTGAACGAGCCACCCTTGACGATCGGCGCCACCCACGTGCCGATGTTCACGACCGCCCCGGCCGCGACCGGCGGCACGATGGTCGTGTAGTCGTACGTGATCGTCGGCAAGCTCAGCGTCGTCGGGATGCCGCCGATGCCCTGCAACGCGAACGTGTGCGTCGGGACGCCCAAGTCGTTGAAGTCGAACGACCAGTCGGCCAGCGCGCCGGGCATGATGTGCGCTTTCCCCTGCGCGTAGTGCCCGAACGTCAGGCTCTTGTAGCCCGTGCCGGCCGCCGTCGGCGTGTACGTGTGCGTCGCGGTCGCGAACGTGCGATCGAAGCCAGCCGATTGCAGCAGCAGGTCCACTTCACGCGGCGGGAAGATCAGCGCGGTGTACGTGACCCCGGCGCCCTTGAACAGCACGGGGAAATCGGCCTTGCGTCCGCGGCCGTTCGGGGCCGTGCGCAGCGTCGGGAACAGCGTCGCGACGTTGCGGCCGATGTTGCCGTCGAAGAGGTATTCGAGTTCGGTCGGCGGGGTCGGTAGGCCGTCGCCGAGGTACGGGAAGATGCCGTCGGTGGTGTTCGTGAGCGTTTCGGCGGTGCCGTACGTGGCCTCCACCTTCGCCATGAACCCGGCGACTTGATTCAGCAGGGCAGGAACGGGCATCGCAGAAACTCCTTAGGAAAGAGAGGGGGAGGGCCAGTCCGCGGCGACGAGCTCGCCGGTCGCCCATGCGTCGTCGCTCATCACGTAGTCGAGCACCGCGTCGTCATCGGTGGCGACGCCCACGGGCACGGGGATGCGGCGCGTCTCGGCGCCGACGGTCAACAGATACCAGAAGTCGATCATGTGCCTTCCATCGTGCGCAGATCGCGCCCGTGTACGGTGAACCGCATCACGATGACGAGCGCCACATCGTCGGCCGGCGCCCGCGCTTCGTCGGCGGTGTATTGGGTCACGTGAAACAACTGGGCGCGGTTGCGAAACTTGAGGCTGTCGCTCTGTTGCGGCAGCACGGACAAGCAGCGCCGCACCGCGCGTTCGGTTTGCCGCGCTTCGTTGAGGCTGCGCGTCGTCAGACTTGAGCGCACCGCGTAGCGGATCACCAGATCGACTTCCGTCTTGCGCGACGGCGTCACGGTGATGTCGTTCTCGCGCAGCGCGCCCGCGGCCACTTGCAGGAACGGCCCCGGCGCGTCGGGGATCTGATCGAGCGCCGTTTGCAGGTCGCTCGTCTCGTCATAAATCACCGGCACCGGCGGCGCCGTGTCGCCCACCTCGCGCGGCATCGTGGCGAGCTGCGCCGCGATCCCGATCGTGCCGTCGCGCAACGCCGCCGCGACGATGCGCACCATCTCCTGCATCATGGGGCCACCGGCACGAGCACCCACCGCTCGTAGTCGCCGTTCTCCTGCCGGAACGTGTCGCGCACCGTGTAGGCGGTGCCGTCCCACGTCACGACCTGCTCGCGGGTCACCGCCGGCACGGAGCCGACCGCGACCAGCAGCGCCTTCTCGGACGCCTTGACGCCGCCACCGGCGCCGTCGTCGACGATCTCTTGGCGATCATCCATCGGCACGCGCACCGACACCGCCCCGACCACCAGCGCTTTCGCGTCCGGGGACCGGGCCAGCATCAGCGCGGCGAGCCGCTGGGTGTTCGGCGCCATCAGCGCGTGGCCCGCCGTTTGCCTGCCGGCATCCCACGGTCCACGCGCCCCGACACCGCCGCCGTGGTCACCGGCACCGAGTCCGGGAGCACGGCGCGGCCATCGGCCAGCATGGCGCGCGCCTCGAGCGGGAGGAAGTCGACGACTTCCCCCACGCGCGAGCCAAACTGCACGCGAACCAGCATTAGTCGACGCGAGCCGACGTGCCAGACGCCTGCGCGTACTTCGGGAACAGAATCACGCGCCCGCTCGTGATGTTCGCGGCGTTCGACGCGCCGGTCGTGAACCGGATGCAGTCAAAGCCACCGGCCAGATCGAGCGTGGCCGGGTCGATCACGAAGCGCACCGTCTTGCGCGTCGTGGCGGCCGACGTGGTGAACGCCAGCCCGTCGGACTGCCGCGTGAGCACGTCGCCCGAGGCGCCGCCCACGTCCTGCGACACATAGATCGGCACGTTCACGGTGAGCGCCTTGGCGCTCGTGCCGGCGACCGCCGTGCACTGCTGCAACGTCAGGGCGACCGTCGCGGCGTTGCCCTGGTTGATCGACGCCTCCACGATGGCGACGCCCGAAAACGCCTTGAGCGACACGGCGAGACTGTTGCGCCCCGCGGCGTCCGCGGCGGGCTCCAGCACGTCCACGACGTGCACCTGTTCTGCGGCGATGTATCCCATATGAGTCTCCGTAGTGGGGCGGCAGCATCGGCCGCCGCCCCGTCAGTGATTACGAGCGAGCGGCGAGAGCGATGTACGGCGACTGCGTGACCGATCCCTTGAACGGCGTCACCGGGACGCGCGTGCGAGGCAGGCCGTTGACGCGCAGCGTGAACTTGAGCGCGGTACGGTCGCGGATGAAATCCACGTGAATGGACGACTGCTGGCGCATCCCGCCCTTCGTGATGAACAGGTAGTCGGACAGGTTGGCGAACACGAAGTCGCCGACCGTGCCTTCGGTCGAGGCGTACTCGATCGGGATGATCGGCTTGCCGTACAGCGTCGCGTTCGGCGAGCCGTTGAGCGCACCGGGCGCGATGAACGCCGGCGGGGCGCTGGCACCGGTGCCAGCCGTCGACGTGAGGATCTTGGCCCACAGTTCGGCGTTGATGAACCACGCCGCGCCCGGCAGCATCCGCGCCGGCATCCGCGCGTACATCTTGGCCGCGTTCGTCCAGATGTTGCCGGCCGTGTTGAGGATCGTCTGCGAGCCTTCGATGGCCTGCGTCACCAGTGCGCCCGAGGCCATAAGGCCCAACGGCTTGGCGACGCCGTCGCCTTCCCAGATGGCCGCTTCGGCGCCGAAGCGCAGTTCCTCGGGGACCTGCTCGTTCAGGAACGACTCCATCGCGGGGCCATCCTGCATCTGCTCTTCGGTCAGGCGCACCAGCGCGCCGAGCTTGGCGAGCTTGGATTCCACCTGACGGGTGGCTGCGGTCGAGTCCGTGTAATCGCCGTTCTCGGCGATCCAGTAGTGACGCACACCACCGTTGCGGGAGCCGTTCGTGCGGGCCTCTTCCTTGACGACGGTCTCGGAGTACGAGTTGCCGACCGTGATCGGACGCTGCGTGACGCGCGAGAGCAGCTCGCCGCCCGTGAGCGTGGCTTCGAGCATCACGTTCGCGACCGCCATCGGCACCGCGAACCCGCCCTCTTCCCCGATGAGCGTGTCCTGATTACGCGCCGCCATGAGGCGCGGGTCGTTCGTGGTGCCGCCGTTCTTGGACGCGGCGATCACGCCGCGGAAGAACTCGCCCGGCGCCCACGGCTTGTCCTCGGCGCGGTCCTTGCCGACTTCGACCGTCGGCGCGGCCGCGGCCATCGGGGCGGCCTGCTGCTTGCGCAGCGCCTGAATCACTTCGCTGCGCGCGGCCTCGACCGTCGTGCCGCCGACGATCCATTCCGCGGCCTTTTCGGGCATCCCGCCGTCACGGGCCAGCACGGCGAGTTCCGCCGCGCGCGTGTCAGGAGCCGGGGCCGTGCCCCGCTCCGACGTGGTCTGCTCAGACATCTTCGACTCCGTCGAAAGGGCCGAATCACCGGCCAGTGCTGCGCCTTGGTCGCGGGATGCGACACTGCGCCCGACGCCAACGGCATAATCCGCCGGCACCGTCACGCTGGAGCACTCATAGAGCGTCCAGCCCGTATACCGGCGCGTGATTGCGCCGGCCTTGTCCTTCGTCTGCGTGTACCGCTCGCCCGGCCAGTAGCCGATCGACACTTTCTTGCGGATGCCCGCCGCCATATCGGCGAACAGCCACGACGCATCGGGATGATTCCCGCGGCGCACCGTGCCGCGCAGCACGCGGTCGCCGTCGACGGTCAGGTTCTCCACCAGCCCGATCTGTTCGTCCAAGTCGTGATCGCAGCAGAACGGCAAGCCGTCGGCCGCGTAGCTCAGGTCGATGCCCTTGGTGCTGTGGTCGAGCACTTCGACATACCGCTCGCCCGTCATCCAGTCGTACCGCTCGACCGGCGCCTCGGAGGAGAGCGCGATCTCGAGCGTTAGCGGCGCGTCCACGGGCGCATCGACGGCATCGTCGCGCACCACGCGCACCACGGCCTCGCGCCGCAGCGCGCCGGTGGGGTTCTCCTGCGTGCGTTCGGCAAACGGGTTCTGGCTCGCGTTGTGGCTCATGCGGTCTCCCGACGAAGCGGCAACACGCGCCCCGTCTGCGTAGTGGAATCGGTCGCCGTGGCGTCCGGGTTGGCGCTCGCGTCCACGTTCACCGCGATCGCCAGCGGGATCGTCTCGAGCGACACGCCCTTGGCCTTGGCATACGCCGCCGCCTCGGCCAGTTCGTCGACGATCTCGAAGAAGTCGCGGCCCTTTTCCGCGCACACGCGCTGCGGGGACGTCAGGCCCGCGTTGATCTCCATGATCGCGGCCGTCGCGTCCTTGACCGGATCGATCCACGGCCAGCCCGTACACATCCACGTCGCGGACGCCGTCAGGGTCGCCGTGTCCATCGTCGTGACGCCCAGCGCGCCGGTGAGCGCGGCCATGCGCACCCAATCGGCGAAGATCGGCCGGCAGAACTGCTCGACCAGCAGATCCTGCTGGTGCATCCGGCTCTGGCCCATCTCGCGCACGCGATCGGTGCGCATCGACGAGAAGTTGACCTCGGACAGATCGCCCGTCAGGCTGGCGTAGCTGCGGCCGAAGGCCCGCGCCATGCCGCGCTTCACGACTTTCATGAACGCGCTGTAATTGGCGGTCGGGTGCGTTGGCGTCCACGGTTGGAACTCGTAGCCCGCCGGCAGCGCCGTCGCTTGTCCAGGCACCGCTTCCATCACCAGCGGCACGGCGTTCCCGTCGGCGTCGAGCGCCGGCGCGAAGCCGCCGCCGTCCTTGTTGACGAAGAAGCCGCCCTGCGCCGCCGCCAACAGGCTCTGGTAGAGTTCGGCCTCGGTGTAGCGGTCGCCCAGCTTCCACGTAATCAGCGCCGGCGCAAACCACGGCACGCCGCGGACCTGACCGGGGCGGACGCGCTTGAACACGTGCAGCACGTTCTCGGCCCGCTCGATGCGCTTGGTGCGTCCCGCCAGATTCGGGTGCCGGTCCCAGAGATGGTACGCCACTGGGCGCCCGTTGGCGTCGAGTTCCACGCCCATGACGACGGCGTTGGTCGTCGCGCTGCCGGTGCGGTTCTCGCTTTCGTCGAGCTGGTCCGGGTCGATCGGGCTGATCTGATAGCCGAACGGCGCATCGGGGTTCCGCACGCGGAGCGCCAGAAACTCGCCGTCCATGATGACCGAGCGGATCATCAGCCGTTGCAGCGCCGCGAACGACTCGTAGCCGGCGGGCGTGCAGGTCTCGCGCGCGCCCCACGTGGCCCACGCCGTCTCAATCCGGTCGTTCATGGACTCCAGCAGGGCACCCCGCGGCTTACGGGCCCGGTATTGCAACCGCGCGCCCGTCGCGCCGATGATGTCGGCCTCGAAGTCCAGCAACAGTCCCGACGCTTCGCCGTTGTCGCGGCAGAGTTGACGCGACCGGGCGCGCAGCGTCAACAGCGCGTGCCGGAGCTGCTCGTTCGGGTCGGCCAGATCGCTGAACCAGTTCGCGACGATGCGCGAGTGCTCGGCGCCGGCGTAGCGCACCGACACCTTGCCCGTCTGGACGCGGCCGGTGATCGCGGCGGCGAGATGGCGGACGCGCTGGGTCAGGTTCACGAGGTCGTCCCCACCACGTTGAAGCGGATCGGGACGCCGAACGTCGTGCCGCGCTTGGCGGCGATCGCCGCGAGCAGTTGGCTCCGCAGCGTCATGAGTTCCTTAAACGAGAACGTCATCACCTGCCGCCCGGCGATCATGAACATCTTCATCTCGCCCTCGATCGTGCCCGAGAGCGCGGCTTCGACGATGGGGAGGGCCTTCTCCTCAAACGACACCGCCGCGCCGGCGGCGACCGTGGCGAGATCCGCCACGACGGTGGTCGCGCCCGTCTGCACGGTGCGCACCACGCCGCTTTCGGTGAGCCGCACGCGCCACTGGTACGTCCCGGCGGTCAGGGTCGTGGTGACGGCGCTCGACAGCGTCACGTCCCACGCCGCGCCGTTGGCGGTGCCGGTGATCGGCGTCAGCACAACCGCGCCCGCCATCGCAAACGACAGCGTCCCGCCGTCGGCCGCCGACGCATCCGCGACCGCGAGCGTCAGGCGCACGGTATCGCCCGCGGTGATCGTCGCGGGCACACTGGTGAGGCGATCGGGAAGGGCCACGACGTAGAGTCGCCCGATCGGCCCTGCCGTCCTACGGTGCGGCGCCCCTTCTACCGCCCAACGGAGGGGTTTGCTCCGTCGCCCGCTACGCGGCGCGCTCCGTGTACGCGCGACGCGACCACGGCAAGCGGAAGGCGCGCGGCTTCTTCTTGCCCGACTCTTCGAGGTAGCCGCGCTCCACCAACAGCGTCAGCATCTTGCCGACCGTGGTGTCCAACACGCGCATCTCGTTCGCCAAGGACTCCGCTTTGACTTCCGTGAACGCCACCATGGTGAGGCGTTTGCGGATGTGCCACATCGTGAGGCGGGCCGCCGGTGGCAGCGACACGTCGTCCAACGCTTGTTCGACGGCAAGGCAGTACGTCATGGCGCTCCGTGGTGAGGGATCATCGCATCCACCCGCCCGTGCGTTTCGGCAACCACGCGCCGGTCGGCTTCGGAATGGGTGGCAGGGGCTTCTCGGTCGGCGGTTTCGGGGATTTCGTCGCCGCCCCGTCGGCGTTCACGCGCTCCACTTCCGACGCCAACGACGCCACCGGCACCGGCCCGAGCAGCAACGCCGCGTAGGCGTAGCCCTCGCAGTCGGCCACCTCGTTGCGCACGCCTGGTGTCGCTTCCCACTTCCGTTTGCGCGTTTTCTCGTCCACGCGGCGCCGCATCGAGAGCAACTGCGTCACGTAGTCGTCGTCAGCGTACTGGTTCAGGTACAGATAGCCCGGCCCCGCCTCGTCCATCGCCAGCCGGCGGTACAGGCGGTCCATGATCGCGTTCACGCCGAGGATGTAGAGCCGCCCCGGCTTGACCTTGGTCGGCTTGGACGGCACCAGCGGCGCCGTGGGGTTGCTCGAGCCTTTGATCGCGTAGACGTGGAACGCCAGCCGCGGCGCGCAGTACGTGTACACGGCCTTGCTATGCGTCCCGTCGCCAGCGTCGATGGTGAGCGACCGAATCGCCATGAGCGCGCCGCTCTCGTGCGTCCACCGGCGCTGCGTGCGGTAGTCCTCAAGCCGTGCCCACCATTCCGGCTGGCTGGTGTCGCCGCGCAGGATGGTGCGCTCGATCAGCCACGACGTTTCGCCCACGCCCCACGCGCGGACCACGATCTCGCCGCGATCGTGCTGGAGATCGACGCCGGCGGTCAGGATCGCCGCGTCGCGGGGGACGTGCCACGCGATCGGGGCCAGCTCGTCGGCCGAATCGTACCGCTTGGCTCGCGCGAGCAGCGTCGACTTGACCGTCTCGGCCGTCTGGTCGCGGTACAACTCGCCCAGCGTCGTGTTGAAGAACGCCCGCAGCATCTCGGCCCGCATCGCGGGGTCGCGCTGCCCGTTCGCGGTCACGAATTCCTGCGCCACTTCCTCCCACAACGCGAACGCCGCGACCAGCCCGTGAATGTGGAACGATCGCTTGTGTGGCACCCGCGCATCGGCCGTGGCGGTCCAGCGCCCCGCGCGCAGGAGCGCCCCTTTTTCGCGCGCCGGCATCCGGTGCTCACACGCCGCGCACTCGTAGGCCACCGACGCCGGGTCCACCTTGCCCGCCGCGTCGACCTGCCACTTGAGCCGGTCGAAGTGCAGCGTCTGCCAGTGCCCACAGTCCGCACACGGCACCTCGTAGACCTCCTGCGTGCCTTCCAAGTAGCTCGGCCAGATCAGCGACTCCTCGGCGCTGGTCGGGCTGGACACTTCCACGATCTTGCGCCGCCGCTGGAACGACCGCGTGCGGGCGCGGGAGATCGCCTTCACATCGCCCTCGGTGCCGGCCGATCGCGGGTGCCGGTCCCGTTCGTCGAGCAGCACCACGCGCTTGGGGCGCATCGCGAGGCCCGAGGGCGCGTTGGCGCCGGTCATGTCGAGTTGGCCGCCAGGGTATGCTTTCGAGAGGATCGTGTTGTTGCTTTCCCGAGAGCGCGCCGGTGCCACCAAGGCCGACAGCGGGCCACAGTCGCGGATCATCGGCGCGACGCGGTCCTTGCTGAACGATTCCGCGGTCTCGACGGTCGGCTGCACGCAGAGCATCGGAGACGGCTCCTGGTGCGTGAAGTAGCCGATGGCGTTCAGGATCAGCTCCGTCTTCGCGGCCTGCGACGGGCTGACGACGACGATCTCCTGCGTCGTCCGGTCGCTCACGGCGTCCATGATCTCGGGCAGGTACGGCACCATCGCGTTGAGCCACGGCCCATGATTCGCCGTCGCCTCGGGACTAAGCACGCGGTACTTCTCGGCCCACTGGCTCATCGTGAGACGAGGCAGGGGCCGACAGTGCCGGCGGAACCGCTCGCGGGTGACGCGGTTGAGGGCCTCGCGCCCCAGCGCGTGCGTCATGCTGCCGCCTTCGCCGGTTCGGGGTCGTCCACCACATCCTCGTCAAACGCCGCCAGCTCGACCACGATCCGCTCGGCCTCGGTTTCCGCCGCCGTCTCGGCCTCTGGCCCCAAGTGCGCTAGGCGCACCGGCATCGCCCGCAGTCGCGCGGTCAGCCGGTCCAGCACCCGGGCCAGCGCCGCCTCGTAGTCGGCCACGCTGACCACTTCGCCCCTAGCTTTCGCCACCTCGATCTCGGCCAGCTCGGCTTCGGCGTTCGCTTTGCGGGTGCGCGCCGTGTCGAGGTCGCCGGGGTTGGCGTCGACCACCGCCTTGTCCGCTTCCCGCTTCCGCAACGCGATCGCGCAGTCGGGTTGCCGGTACTCGATCTGTTTCCCCTGGCGCGTGACCAGCACCGCCGGTTCCTGCGCCCGGATGTACTGGAGCGTCCGCACCGCGAGGCCCGTCTCCTCGGCCAACTGGTTGAGGGATACCCACCGTTGGCTCATGCCGCACGCTCGGTGAGCTTGCGCTGGCACGGTTCGGGAATGCGCTCTAGCCACTCGGCGTACGGCATGGCGTTCTTCTTCACGTTGCACCGCAGGCAGCACACCATCACGTTGTCGATGCTATGCCATCCGCCGAGGGACAACGGCTCCATGTGATCAAGGGACTTATCCTGCGACTTCATCGGCTGCCAGCAGTACGGGCACGCCTTTGCCTTGGCGAACAGTTTGCGGACGACCTCTTTCGTGAGCGTGCCGTCGTCGCGACCTTCGGCCCGATTGCCCCATCGCTTGCCGGATGACCGCAGCTTTTCGCGTTGACGAAACACCTCGTCGGTCCTGTATCGGGCCTTGTATTCGACCGCCTCGCGGCTGGTGCCCTCGCTGGAGCAGCGCACGTCCAGCAGCTTGACCAGTGTCGCCTTCAGGATCTCCAGTGCTCCCTCGCGGGTTGCGGGCTGCTCGCCGTAGTGACGGAAGCGTCCAAGCTGGACCAGTGGGCGCTTGCGGCGAGGCGCGTTTTTCCGATGATCCTCCCATTGTTTCTGTAGCTGCTCAGGAGTCAGCAGCGGGCGCCCTTTGTCCCGTAGTGTGTATCGCTCACGGTAGGCACGCTTCGCCTCCTTGGTACGGCATGGGTTCTGTTTCTTTTTCGCGTACCGACACGGCCAGCACGTGCGCCGCTGTGCACGATTCGCGGCAATCCCTACGGAGAGAACGGTACCGCAGTTTGAGCAGATCGCTTGCTTGCGCTGCCACCCTGCGCGGGACGCCTCTTCACCGACGGTCTTTCCCGTAATGCCGAGAGCGGCGCCGATTGCCTCGCACTTTTCGCCAGACTCATAGCGCCGCCTTGCTTCAGTCTTCCATGCACCGCGAGGGCGCCGCCATCCACCCTGCAAGGCGCGGTACGCAATGCCGTGACTCGTCACGCCATAGCTTTTCGCTATCTCGCTGATGTTTTCGCCTAATTCGTAGCGAATTCGAGCCTCATCTACGTCGATCTTGGTTCGTTTAGGGCGAACATAAGGCAAAGCAAGTGCAACAGATTCTGGAAAATCTGTCGTTGGCCCGTGCTCTGGGCTGCGCGGTTCC